CATTATTACGGCTTTGGGTTTGTTGCGGTCTTCTAGGATTATTTGTGTTAGTTTCATTTCTTCTTCCTATGTTTATTCTTACTCTATCTTCTTTTGGTTTTGGTATAACTCTTGGAGTCGCTCCTGGTCTTGGTCTTCCTTGCGGTTTAATCTTCGGTCTAATAGGTGTACTATAAATATTGTAATTATAATTCCAATTGCTGTAAGGTTGTTGAAACCAATAATAGTTCCACCTCCAATTATAGTCGTACTGCCAGTTGTTCCAGTACCAATTGTTATTGTAGTTAAATCTTGTATAGTTATCATACCTTTCTCTAATAAAATCTTTATAAGGAACCGAGACCGTGTCTCCAGCTTGAGTAACAGCTAGTATGCTTTGAATCCTAGAACCTTTATTTTTTGTTTGAAGCGTATAGCTTCCACAACTATATAAAGATAGTAAAATTAATGCATATATCCAACTTTTTCTCATAGTTTTAATGTCGTAGGGTAACTATTATAAATAGGTTCAGTATTAGGGTTCTCTAATGAATAGAGCTTGTAGATCATTTTAAAGAGTTCAAAATTCTCTTCTATATTGTCTATTACTTTTATTTGCCAACCTTTACCTTGGTAAGCTCCTTTCTTTTTAGATGCAGATCTTGTATGTGCTTTTAACCAGATGATTCCTGTACGTTGTATTTTTATACCCTTGGCCTCTTCTAATCCTTTAGCATATGAAGCTAACTGGAGGTCATAAGATTTATGTATGCTATTAGAGGTCTTTATATCTAATAACCATATCTCTCCATCCATCTTAACAACTAAGTCAGCCGTTCCAGCAAACTTATGTTCGTCTGACCATACGAAGTCTTCAGCTGATATAAGTTCAGGTTTATGTGTACGCCAGAAGTCAGCAAACTTAAGTATCATCTCCCATACAATTTGAGAGTACTTAGCATTACCGTAGTCATCCATCCATGATACTTCTTCTCCTAGTACAAGTTTCTCACAAGCTTCATGTACCTGAGTACCTTCCTTACCTGCCTTACGCATGATAAGATCGGCGTTATGCCCAACATCCTTCATCCATGTTTCGAAGAACTTATTCTTGGGCATATATTGGAGTATTGTGGTTACGGACGGGTAATATACTCCTTCGCCTCTCTTATAGACTCTACGGTCTAAAAAATTAATTTGCTTTAAATCGGGGTTAAAATCTAATCTCTTTTTCTCGTTTTGTTCGAGAATATTCATTCCTTGTTTAATCATAATTTAAATTACACTTAAAGGTTTAATAGGTATGTCTCTTAAAAAGAAACTTTTTGTGTTAGTTTTAGCTAATGCATATCCCAGTGCTAAACCTTCTCCATTTCCTACTCCTGTGTATACGTTTTGTTTATTAGTACTATTAAATTCAAATATTGTTCTTACTTTTTCTAGTTCATTTAGTACACTACTAACTTTTTTATCGAAAGGAAATATAAATATTCTCTCAAGTAGCGGTACTATTTTGTTTAAATTAATTTTATCTGATTCTATTAAGTCAAGTATGTTGTTAAAATATCCATACTCAAGGTAAGGACTATTTAAATTATAAAGTTCTTTTGCTGATTCTATTCCTTCCCAATTGCTGTTGGTATAAATGTGATTAATTTTTTTTGCATCAAAGTCTAATAACGCACGGTAGAAATCTACATTTAACCTCCCTACATCTAAATATAAAACTGGAGTTTGTTTTTCTTGAGTTAGTAAATAAGTTAAAGTGAATTTATCAAAATACCTAAAAGTAGAATATTCATAATTTCTAATATCAGCAAAAGGTAAAATTTCCTTAATCTTTTGTACTGCGTCGGTATAAACTGTTATATTAGCTCGGCCTTCAAGTAGTAGATAATCACGTAGTAAAATATTTACGTACTTTTCTCCTGCAGCAATTATTAATATATTATTCATTACAGGTCTAATTTATGTAACATTAAACCACTTAAATCTAATTCTTCAGCAGATTGAACATAATTAGTAAAAGTTTTAAAGCCCATTTCAGATGGATCTTTATCTGGAAGGTTAATGAGAAATACCCTTTTACCTTGATTCAAAAATTTCTCTCCTATTTCTATTGCTTTATCTCTAGCATCTGTATCTAAAGCAACGTATATGTCCTTAACATTACTTGTTAAGATTTTCTTATATAATGAAGTAGAGATGCTCTTTCCCAAGATAGGAATAGCATTCCTACGTATAGCCATAGCGTCAAATACACCCTCGCAAAGTATTATAGGTTGGTCCCAATTGATAAGGTTCTCAAAAAATATTATGTCTTTAGAAGCTTCTGGGTTTTTATATTTAAAGTAATTTCCGTCATAAGTTCTTGCAACAAAGAAATTGAGTTGATTGGATCCAGAATAACTCGGAATAATAACTCTTCCTCCATAGTCTCCAGTTGTTGCATATCCAATCCCATATTTAATAAAATCATTATCGGAAAGTCCTCTCTCATATAAATACTTTTTAACTATGTTTGCAACAACCGAAGTACTAGAAGCCGAATGTAGCGGTTGGTACTCTTTCGGGAGTTCTATTATAGATAGACCGTTATATTCTGTAAATGTACCTTTAGGTAGGTACTTTAAAATAGTAGCAGCTATATCCTTAGGGGTCTTTAACTGTTTAAGTAAAGAACGTATGGATTGACCTCGAGTTTGACATACCCAACACTCCCAGAAGTTTTTACCTTCCTCGTTAGTAGCCATATTAATCTCAAGCTTAGGTTTGCGATGATTGCAAAAGGGACAATGAAAAGCATAGTTATCTCTAGCTCTCTTATGACTTTTGCCTAAAATATTTTCAATAGATCCTAAAAGGAAAGTGTAATCCATAAACCAGTCCGTATCTCTTACAAGATAAGAACATATTATTTAATAGACAACTATATCTCGTTATTTTGTAGAAGGTCACCGATTGCAGCTGATACTGATTGGTGTAGTAGTGTTTTGTTATCTATATCTAAGTAGTCAGATAGTTTATTAGTAATAGCTTCAGCAAGTTTAAGTACATCCTCATCAGAAAGGTCAAGTTGCTCTCTTACTACGTATTTTTTATTTTCTAATATAATTTTTGATAACTTCATAATATTAAATTTTAACTGACATCTATTTCAAAAGAATCGGCTTCGATTCCTTTTAATTTTAAACCATCAATAACTTTTGATACTTCGTCATCGTGGTAATAAGCTCTTGTAGGTACTTCAACTCCTGTTGTCTTTTGAATAAATTCAATAGCCTTTTGGTGATCATCACCTCTTTGCTTTTCCCCATTGAAACTAATTGAATATAGTCTGGCACCATTTGTGTAGGTTAAACTAACCTTCAAATTGTCGTTCCATCCTTCAAGTATAATCTTACTTAGTTTCATTTTCCTTGTCCTTTGTAAGCCTTTTGATAATGTTTACTACCTTTCAGCTTTGATGTTTTAGACTTAGCATGAATGCCTGGTCTCTTTTTTTTAGGGCTACCTACGTAGTTACCTAAAGTTAATCCTTTTGCCATATCTTTACAACTAAATCACCAGTTCCTTTTATCAAACGGTGATATGTCTCTTTTGGTATAAATAGTTTATCTTTTGCTAATCTACGTGGAATATCATTATCTAACTGAAATAGCCAGTCAGTATCATGAGTACATTCAACCCAACGGTCTTCTTTGTCTCTATGCCATACGAATTCAAATGAGGGAGTATCGTGAGAGAACTCTCTTATTGTATAACCGTTTTCTTTTTTTTCAGAATAAGGTCTACCAGTAACCTGAGAAGTTTGATCCGCCACCTAGTGATTTCCAATAACGGCCTATATTACAAGACCAATAACCTGCTTTTGTTTTATCTTTCTTTGTTGAACATTTATGACGAGCTGCGAAAGATGCTCTAGCTCCTCTTTGTTTCAACTTAACTGATAATCCAGTATCGCCAAATGATACTTTTTTAACGTTACCTTTCTTTGACTTAACATAAACGTAGAACTTTTTAGATCCTCCACGCTTTGGTTTGTTAAGTGATACTTTTTTACCTTGGTACTCTGCTTCATTCATATAATCAACTGAAGCTTTCAACATATCAAAGCCTGAATAATCAAATGTTTCGTTTTGAATCTGTATAGCTTTTCTAAAGTTCTCCATATTAATAGTACCGCCGATTGATTCGACAAGCTCTTTGACTAGATCATAATCGATCATTTCGTCTATACTCATAGCTTCGTCAATCGTATCCTCGTTTTCAATCATTTCATCAATCATGCAGCCTATTTCAAATAGTGGATTAGCTTTTCCTGCAGATACCATCGGTAAGTCTAAAGGAACTCTCATTCCATTATAATCTCCGTACTCTCCTATGTC